ACAAGAAACAAAAGGAGCAGGAGGATAGCTTTGGCGCGAACTTCAATGAGAAGATCAAGGCCTACTATGAATCGATCAGCAACTTCGGCGCTCAAGTTGGGGATGCCGTCGTCAATACCTTCCAAGGTCTAGAGGATCAACTGACCAGCTTCGTCACCACCGGCAAGGCGAACTTCACCGATCTGGCCAACAGCATCATCGCCGACATTGCTCGCATCGCGATCCGGCAGGCCATCATCAGGCCGTTGGTGGGTGGCGTGATGGATTTGTTCAATATCCCTAGGAGCGCCATGGGCAACGTCTTTGCCCAGAACGGCATCCAGAAGTTCGCCCGTGGCGGCATCGTCGATAAGCCGACGATGTTCCCCTTCGCCAAGGGCATCGGCCTGATGGGTGAGGCCGGACCTGAAGCGATCATGCCGCTGCGCCGCGGCCGTGATGGCCGGCTCGGTGTGCAGGCAGCTAACGGCGGTGGTGCGGTGAGCGTGACGGTGAACGTTGATGCCGCTGGTTCTAACGTGCAAGGTGACGGCAATCAAGCTAATCAGCTTGGCAAGGCCATTGGCATCGCGGTCCAGCAGGAACTGATCAAGCAGAAACGTCCAGGAGGTTTGCTCGCATAATGGCCACTTTCACCTACACGCCGAGCTTCAGTGCTGATCTGTCCGAAGCGCCTACGGTGCGCACCGTTAAATTCGGCGATGGCTATGAGCAACGCCTTGCCTATAACTTGAACACACAACCAAAGACCTGGCAGCTTCAGTTCAGCAATCGAAATGATACCGAACGGGACAACATCCTCACCTTCCTGCGCGCTCGAGGTGCTACTGAGTCATTTGATTGGACTGATCCGAATGGCTATGCCGGCAAGTGGGTGTGCAGCGAATGGCAGACCAGTCAGGTGAGCTGCAACTTCAACACCATCACAGCCACCTTCCGTCAAGTATTTGAACCCTGATGGCATAAGCATCTAAACTGCTAGTACCGGAGATCTTCCATGAGCACCATCGTCACCCGCGCCGGCAAGGGCAGCCCACTGACCCACACCGAGCTGGACGCCAACTTCACCAACCTGAATACCGACAAGGCTGGTTACATCACCGGCGAAGGCGGCACGGTTACCCAAGCCACCAGCAAAAGTACCGGCGTGACCCTCAACAAGCGTTGCGGCCAAATCACCCTGAACGGCGCCGCTTTGGCAGCAGCGACCACGGTGTCGTTCACGCTGACCAACAGCACCATTGCCTCCACTGATCTGCTGGTACTCAACCACGTCAGTGCTGGAACGGCAGGCGCCTATCTTCTTAACGCTCAAGCCGGTGCAGGTTCTGCTTCGATCAACGTCCGTAATATCACTGCCGGCTCGTTGTCCGAGGCAATCATTATTGGTTTTGCCGTCATTAAAGCTGTCACGGCATAACGCATGGCCTACGTTGTAACCGGCTACTGGGATGCTGGTTACGTCACCAGCGACAGCCAAGCCAGCCTCACTGCCGCATTACAGGAGATCGCTCCTGGTGCAGTCATCGAGCTATTTCAGCTCGAATTGAATGCTGCCCAGCACGGCGTTGACCAGACGTATTACTTTCACGCTGGTTTCAACGAAGTCCTGACAGACATCATTTGGAACTCGCAGGCGTACCAAGCACTGCCAATCGAGGCAGATGGTTTTGAGTACAACGGCAACGGCCAACTGCCGCGCCCAAAACTGCGTGCATCCAACCTACTTAACTCGATCAGCACAATCATTGCCACCCTGCCAGAAGGTTTAGAGGGCGCCAAAGTTACGCGCATCCGCACCCTAAAGCGATTCCTCGACGAGGAAAACTTTGCCCCTGCGGACGTATTACTACTTGAAGACGGTTTTGATCTTCTTTATGAAGATGGTACGTCAATTTATTTGGAACCGGCCAATGCCACGGCCGACCCCTACGCCGAGTGGCCACGGGAGATTTATTTCGTTGATCGCAAATCTGCCGAAACCCGTGACGTCATTGAGTTTGAACTGGCCAGTGCTTTTGACCTTGCTGGTGTGCGAGCACCAAAGCGGCAATGCGTGACACGGTGCCAATGGGTTTACCGCTCTGCTGAGTGCAGCTATGCCGGCACCAACTATTACAACGAAAACGACGAGGTGGTTCTGAACGCCAGCCAAGACGTTTGTGGCAAGCGCGTTGATAGTTGCAAACTGCGCTTTGGTCAAAACGCTGAGCTGCCTTTTGGTGGTTATCCCGGCATCGGCACCTATTTCGCATGAGTTGGCGTGATGCTGCTTTAGCCCACGCGCAGGCCGAGGATCCCAAAGAAGCCTGCGGCTTGGTGGTGGTGATAAAAGGCAAGGAGCATTACTGGCCATGCAACAACCTCGCTACCCACGCCGAACAGATGTTTGTGCTGGCACCAGACGACTACGCCGCCGCCGAAGATGCCGGTGAGATTGTTGCCATCGTCCACAGCCACCCGATCACACCAGCCATCGCTAGCGAGGCGGACAAGGTAGCAGCCGAAAAAACTGGCCTTCCTTGGCACATCGTCAATCCCAAAACCAATGCTTGGAGCACCTACACACCCAACGGCTACAAAGCACCGCTGATTGGCCGTCAATGGGTATGGGCTGTGCAGGATTGCTGGACTTTGGCGCGTGACTGGTACGCCGAAAACGGTATCGAACTCCGCGACTGGGATCGCCCACTAGACCCCGAGCAGTTTTTGACTGCACCCATGTTTGAAGGTTGCTGGGCTGCAACAGGTTTCCGGCAACTCCAAGACGACGAACCACTGGAGCGCGGCGACCTACTGCTTTTGTCGATTGGATCGCCCGGCCTCAACCACTGCGGCGTCTATTTGGGTGATGGGATGCTGCTGCATCACCTGCAAAATCGTTTGTCGACCCGTGACTTATACGGTGGCTGGCTCTTAAAATGCACAGGAAGGAGGTTGCGCCATGCTCCGTAAGATCAAACTCTACGGACCGCTGGCTCAGTTCATCGGCAGGCGTGTGCTGCAGGCAGATGTTGCCAGCGCCGCCGAAGCCGTGCGTTTTTTGGTGGCCAACTTCCCCGCCGTTGAAAAACACATGGCGGACCAGCATTACCGCGTCACTGTTGGCAGCGAAGATCTAACCCTCGATCAACTGCACGAGCCCACCGGCCTGAAAGACATCAAAATCGTCCCTGTGTTGACTGGTGCGGGTGGAAGCACGGGCTCCATTCTTGCTGGCGTGGCGTTGATTGCCCTAAGTTTTGGCATTGGAGCCATTGCATCTGCCGGAGTGGCACTAGGCGGTTTGGCTGGAATTGGCACCGTCGCAACCGCATTTGTTGGCGTAGGTGCCAGCTTGGTCCTCGGTGGCGTCGCGCAACTACTGAGCCCAGTCCCCACTGTCACACAGGGCGCCAACAGCAATACAGACCCTCGCAAGAGCTACAGCTTTTCTGGCATCCAGCAAACTTCACGCCAAGGGACACCCGTTCCAATTTGCTACGGGCTGACCTTGACCGGCAGTGTTGTCATCTCTGCTGGTATTGATACTGAACAGGTGAAGGCATGACAATCATTGGTGCAGGCTTTGGCAAGGGCGATGGTGGCGGCAGTTCACGCACGCCAAGCACGGCCAAGGACAGCCTTGACTCGCGTCAGTATGCCAACGTTATTGATTTGATTTCAGAAGGTGAAATTGAGGGTTTGGTGCAGCAAACAGTCACCATCGACGGCGCGCCAACTGCATCAACACTTCCTTCGATTTACCTCAACAACACGCCAATCCAAAACTTAAACGGCACCTACAACTTTGAAGACGTTGAAATTTATACCCGCAACGGTACGCAAAATCAAACTTACATTCCGCTCAGTCCTGGCGTTGAAGACGAGAAGCCCGTTGGCCTCACAATCGTCAAAGACGTTCCACTGGTTCGCAGTATCACCGATGTTGATGTTGATGCTGTTCGTGTAACCATTGCTATCCCTGCACTTCAGCGGATTGACCCCAACACCGGCAATACAAACGGTGCATCTGTACAGCTAAAAATTGCTGTTCAATATGCTGGCGGCGGTTTTACCGATCAAGCAATCGGATTGAATGGCGCCACCACCGACACCATTACAGGGCGTACAGGCGACGAATACCGCAAAGACTATTTAATCCAACTGGCACGCCCAAACCCCAGCGACTCTGTTGACATTCGCGTTACTCGTGTAACCGCCGACAGCACCAGCGCACTACTCAGCAATGCCTTTAATTGGCAGAGTTACACGGAGATCATTTGGGCAAAGTTGCGCTACCCCAACAGCGCCCTTGTCGGTCTGCGTGTTGATGCCGAACAGTTCAACAGCATCCCTAGCCGCAGCTATCTCATCAAAGGTATCAAGGTGGCAATCCCCGCTGGGGTGAGCGTTGATCCGCAAAACGGGCGCATCATCTATCCCGAAAACTTTGTCTGGAATGGAACGTTTGCTGCTGCTACCTGGACGGCGTGCCCCGCTTGGATCTTGTACGACTTATTGACAAGTAGTCGCTACGGATTTGGCGAGCACATTGATGCTGCCCAACTGGACAAGTGGGCATTTTTTGCCGCGTCCAAATACGCTAACGAGCTTGTTGATGACGGCTTTGGTGGCACGGAAGTTCGTTTTTCTTGTAACGCCACAATCCAAACCGCCGAGGAAGCCTACAAGCTCGTCAACGACCTGCTTTCGGTGATGCGTTGTCAAGGCTTCTGGAGCAGCGGCAGCATGACAATCGCGCAGGATCGCCCCTCTGATCCGGCCTTCCTGTTCACTGCTTCCAACGTCACCCCTGAAGGTTTTAACTACAGCGGCAGCAGCCTCAAAACTCGCCCCAACGTTGCAGTCGTTAGCTATCTGGACATTGGCCGTTACAACAGTTCGGGCGTTTGGCAACCGGGACTTCGGGACACAGCCTACGAAGTGGTCGAAGACACCGAGGCGATTGATAAGTACGGCGCCGTTCGCACTGAGATCAGCGCCTTTGCCTGCACCAGCCGCGCACAAGCCAACCGCATCGGCCGCTGGCTCCTCTATTCCGAACGCTACGAAAAGGAAGTCGTCAGCTTCACCTCAAGCTTGGATGCCGGCCAGCAAGTGCGCCCCGGCCAGATCATCTTGATTGCCGATCCAGTCAAGGCTGGTTCCCGTCGCGGCGGTCGCGTCAACACCGCCACCACAACCGTCATCACCGTCGACAACACATCTAATACCGATCTCTCCTACAGCCCCGGCGCCTCAACACTGAGCGTAATCCTGCCCGATGGCACGGTCGAACAGCAGCCGGTACTCGACATTACTGGGGCAAACATCACCGTAACCACCCCGTTCTCAGTAGCCCCAAACAGCAATTCGCTGTGGGTTCTGGAAAGCCCCACGCTTGAAACATCCACTTGGCGCGTGCTGAGCGTCCAAGAACAAGACAGTGCTGTCTACACAATCACCGCGATTGCATATAACGCCAGCAAATACGACTACATCGAGAACGGCTTTGAACTGCAGCAGCGCGACACCACGGACCTCAACGTCATCCCTGACGCTCCATCCGGCCTGCAGGTGTTGGATATTCCAGTGCCGGGCGGTGGCACCACCAAAGAAGTTCAGTACGAGTTGAATGGCCGCATCGCCATCAAGGTCACATTTTCGTGGCTGGGACCAAAGGGCATTAAAAATTTCCGCGTCAAATACCGCCACGAGGACGACAACTTCACCACGCGCACCGTCCAAGGCACCACGTTTGACATTGAGGATGTACGCCCCGGCGCGTACGAAATCCAAGTCAGCAGCATCAGCGCAAGCAACGTGTTGTACAGCTCTCCAGCGATTGCTACTTACATCGTCGAGGGCATTAGTGCTGCGCCGCTAGATGTTACTGGCTTGACGCTGGTCCCGATTAGCGAAGCCCTCGCCGTGCTGACTTGGAATCAGTCATCTGAACTGGACGTGCGTGTTGGCGGCAAAGTCATTATTCGCCACGATCCCCGCAACCTTGCCACCGCCGAGTGGAGTTATAGCAGTCAGATCGTTGATGCTGTCGCCGGTAACGCCACCCAAAAACAAGTCCCGCTGCTGCCTGGAACGTACTTCGTCAAGTTCGAAGACTATCTCGGCAACCGTTCAACCAATGCCACCTCGTTTGAAGTTGCACTGCCCGAATATGAATCGCGCCTGCAGCTTAACTTGTACACAACCATCGGTTACGCCGCTGACTATTACTTTGGTGGTGTGCAGTGGGAGGAAGAAAACCTTGCCACACCGTATAGCGGCACCAAGGTTAATTGTTTGTACGACGGCACAGAGACAGCCTTGGTTATCGACCTTGATTTGTACGTTGCCCTCGATTATTACGAGCCGATCTATGCCGAAGGTGACGGTGAGGCCGAATACTACTTCTCCGAAACGCTGGAACTTGGAGATGTTTTTGATGTCAACTTCCGCCGCTATGTCCTGATCCGTTCGCTGCCCACCAGCGGGAATTTTGATTCTGCATCCGGTCTGTTTGATGAACGCACAGGCTTCTTCGATGGCAACGACGACGACGCCATTAACATCGTCACTTACATCCGCGCCACAGACGACAACCCCGCTGGTACACCTGTTTGGGGACCGTGGACGGAACTAATCAACGGTGTTGTGCAAGGTCGTGCCTTCCAAGTCAAGGCAATCCTGTCCACGGATAACGACTCGGTAAATATCGCGGTTGAATCCCTTCGCATGATCCCTGAGCTGGTACGTCGCGTTACGTCCAGCTCAAACCCCAGCACGGCCTCCCTCGTCACCTATGAGCACGCCTTCTACGACATCTATGCGGTGTCAATCACGCCGGTTGAGCTGCTATCCGACGAGCGTTACCTGCTCTCGAACGTGACCACCACAGGCTTTGAGGTCGATTTTTACGCCGGTGCAGCTACGATTGAAAAGGCGTATCACTACACCGCCACAGGATTCGGGAGAGCATTGTAATGGCGCAGTCTGATCAGACCGTACAGAACGCCACATTCCCAACAGTCCGCACCGACATTAATGACAACTTGGCGGCACTGTTCAGCCAAAGCTCTGGCGCAAGTGCTCCCGCCACCACTGTCGCCTTTCAGCCTTGGATCGACATCAGCACCAGCCCCGCCGTCTGGAAAGTTCGTAACGCCACCAATACCGGCTGGATTGTCATTGGCACGCTTGACGCCACTTTTGCAGTAGGTGGTCTGACTGCAATCGCCAATGGCGGCACCGGCCAAACCACCGCATCGGGTGCCATTAACGCCTTGGTGCCATCACAGACCGGCAACGCCAGCAAAGCCCTCGTTACTGACGGCTCCGTGGTGAGCTGGGGCAGCCTGACCAACTCCCAAGTCTTTTACTACACAACGGTTGGCGCCACAACCTGGACAAAACCATCCACAGGTGTCGTTGCCTTGGTGACCATTTGGGGCGGTGGCGGTGGTGGTGGACGTAACAGTGGTGGAAGTGCGGGAGGTGGAGGCGGCGGTGCGTGTGTGCAGAGGCTTTATCAACTTGCTGATTTGCCTAGCACCGTAACGGTCACCGTTGGCGCTGGTGGTCTTGGTGGTGTTAGCAGTTCTTCAAACGGCGCTGCAGGAGGCACTACAACGTTTGGCGCATTGCTATCCGCCTTTGGTGGCGGTGGCGGCGGAATTGATGAAGGTGGTGGTGGTGGTGGTTCAGCGTCAGCCGGTGCTCAAGGCAGTGCTGGTGGTGCTGGTGGTGCTGGTGGTGGCACCTTGTTTGAAGGTGGTGATGCAACTGCCGGTGGGGCTGCTTTTGGTGGGGCTGCCGGTGGCACTGGAACTGGTGGCAGTTCTGGCTGGGGTGGTGGCGGTGGAGGCTCCACTGGTGGTACATCAATTAACGGTGGCGCTGGTGGGGGCACATCTGTTGCAGGTTTAGTACCGGGTGGTGGGGGCGGACGGGGCTCTGGTGCTGCAGCGGGAAATGGCGGTGCTGGCGCTGCATTGATTGTGGTGTGGTGATGGCTAGCGCATTTATGCTGGCTACAACCTGATTTCAATCGTTTACAGGAATCCTGACCTATGGCTGACCGCAAGATTTCAGATTTGACGGCATTAACGGCGCCTGCTTCTGGCGACTATTTGCCGATTGTTGACATCAGCGAAGCAGCGGCAGCCAACAAAAATAAGCGCATCACGATTGAGGAATTGTTTCGCGGCATCCCGCTTGGCACGGCAGCAGCGCCGAGCATTGCGATTGAAGGCGACGAAAACACCGGCATCTATTCCCCTGGCGCAGACCAAGTAGCCATCTCAACTAATGGTGGTGGAAGGCTATTCATTGACTCCAGTGGCCGTGTCAACATCGGCACCACATCGGAGCCCAGAAGGCTGCACGTCAGTAATGGCTATAGCGCAGCAACATCACTGGACGGCTCCCTTGTTCAGCTTATCTCTAACAATGGGAGCACTGGTGATTACGCCGGTCTTGGCATTTTGGGTGGCAATACAGGCGGATCGTTTATTCATTTTGGTGACACCGATGACGCTGGCGTTGGTCGGATTGGTTACTTCCATAGCGACAACTCCTTCCGCATCAACACAAACGGCGGCGAGCGCCTCCGCCTCACCTCAACCGGCGCTCTGAACTTCGTCGGCGCAGGCAGTGCAGGCTCCACCCAAGCCGTCAGCTTTAACGGCAGCGCACCTGTTAACAGCCTCGTTATTGACTCCAGTGGGCGGGTAGGTCTGGGGACGGGTAGCCCTGAGGCACCTCTTTCAATAAAAGCAGAAAATTCAGACGCGCTTACGTTAAATTTTTCAAATTCAGCAGTTGTTCCTGCTTTTAGGCTTATTAACGGATTAGGTACAGCCGCCGGCTGCGTAGATGGCTGGAAGATTAACTATCGCCCCAGTTATGCGAGTGGCTCGGGTTCCGGAGCCGATAAAACAGCAATTCAGTTAATTAATACACACTCTAGAAATGACGCAGATCTTGCTTTGTTGCCTTCTGGAGGCCGCGTAGGGATTGGCAATACTGCGCCTGGAAACATTAACAGCAATACCGATGATCTTGTTATTGGCGCTGGTAGTAGTGATCGAGGAATTACCCTTTACACAGGATCTACATCCGCTGGCTATTTAGCCTTCACTGATACTGGCGACACAACTAACCAAGGCTGGTTTGGCTATAGCCACACAGATAACGCCCTTTTGTTTGGAGCAAATAGCTCCGAACGCGCCCGCATCGACAGTTCGGGACGCCTGTTAGTTGGCACGTCTAGTTCGCGTACCGTTCATGGCGATCACACCCCACAAATCCAACTTGAAGGAACCACGTACCAAGGCTCTACCCTAAGCATTATCAATAATGGGAACAACGAGTTTGGCGCTTACATATTTCTGGGCAAAGCGAGAGGCGGCTCCATTGGATCAAACACAATTGTTAACAACGGTGACTCGTTAGGACAAATTCGATTCAGTGGATCCGATGGTGTTGGAGACTTCTCTGTTGGCGCACTTGTTGAAGCAAAGGTTGACGGAACGCCTGGATCAGGCGACCTCCCAACAAGACTAGAGTTCTCCACTACCGCCGATGGAGCGAGCAGCCCGACGGAGCGGATGAGGATTAACAGTGTTGGAAGTATTAAGCAACAAGGAGCTAGCTCTTCTCTTGAGAGTGCGACTGGCGACTTCAATGAAGTGAACATTCATAACACGGTAACAACTGTATTATTACAAAGAGCGACAAACTCTTCTTTTGCTTCCAGTGTATCTGTACTAAAAGCTGTCAGAGCAGCTTCCTCAAGCTATAACTTCCTTGTAGCTGACTCTGATTCTTCTGGCTCCTCTGACACTGAGTTTAAGCTTCGCGGTGACGGTCAAGCTTACGCAGACGGCTCTTGGAACGGCGGCGGTGCTGACTACGCTGAATACTTTGAATGGAGCGACGGCAACCCTGATGAAGATGATCGCCGTGGCATTAGCGTTGTCTTAGATGGCAATCAAATCCGCCCTGCCGAAGATGGCGAAGATCCTATCGGTGTAATTTCTGGCAACCCCAGCGTGGTCGGTGACGCAGCTTGGAACAAGTGGTCCGGCAAGTATCTGCGTGATGACTACGGCACTTACATCCTTGAGGACTACGAGGTCGTCAACGATGAAGGCGAAACCGTCATCCAGCAGCGTCGCAAATTGAACCCCGCCTACGACCCCGACCAGGAGTACGTCAACCGCGAAGATCGCCCCGAGTGGGATTGTGTCGGTTTGATGGGCAAACTCCGTATCCGCAAAGATCAACCTACTGGCAGCCGCTGGATCAAGATGCGCGACATTAGCGATTCCGTTGAAGAATGGTTGGTTCGCTGAGACCTTGTAGTCCTACTCACTACCATCGATGGAACTCACCAGAGACGAAATCAGGGTTGTCTGGCTAGCAGTCCACAACTACGAGCCTTACGACCCTGAAATTGCGTGTGGCTTATCCGAAGAACGCCAGCTTGAGATTTGCTGTGAGATTCGTGCCAAAATCTTTGCTGAAGTGACCAAGTAGTCACCTATGACCCGCCCCTTCTCCGAACTCACCAAGGACTTCGACCCTGAGCGCCGGGAGCGCATCGAACAGCGCAAGGAAGAAATCCAAGATGACTTCGTGGAATCCCCGGAGTGTTTCGCCTTGGTTTACCCGAGCTGGCTTGAGTCAGACGCAGACGAGGACGAGTAAACCGGCCATTCCCAACAGGTTGCACCACCATTAAACTCCAACAGAACTAGCTTTCATCATGGCCAAAGCTGCTGCACCTGAAGCACCCACCACGGTCTTCACCTGGCACATTGCCAACCTAGAGCGCGAGACCGCTGATGGGTTCGTGATGACGGCGCACTACACCATCGACGCCAACGATGGCACCTATAACAGCGGCGCCTATGGCAGCCTTGGCTTTGAGCGCCCCGACAAGCTAATCCCTTTTGCGGATCTCACCGAGGAGATGGTGATCGGTTGGGTTAAAGACCAGTTTGGCGCTGAGAAGGTGGCCGAGATCGAAGCCGCCCTGCAGGCTCAACTAGATGAACAGCGGCATCCGACGCAGGCTGCAGGTGTGCCGTGGCAGTAAAGTCGAAGACCGGCACCGCTCGCATCGAGCATCAGCCGGGACCGCCGAAGACCACACGCCAAGGGTACGGCCAACAGTCCCGCCCTCGGCGCCGCGGCCGTAAGCCACTGAGGGGGCAAGGCCGTTAATGGATCGCGACACTCTTGAGAATTGGCGCAAGATTCGCGACCACCTCGAGCGTGTTGGGAAGACGAATAACCACTACTATCGCCGTGCGCTGGTCATCCTGCAGGGGAGGCCGGACCCATTCGATCGCTACGATGGATGGGATGGAAGCCGCAGCAATGGCTGAAGAACCACAGAGCGTAGGTGGCGTCTTCTCCGCCTCGCTGCCCACCGTCTTAGCTACTGGCATGATCGCGATCGGTGGTCTGCTGATCTCGATGCAGATCCAATCAGCACGGATCGAGGCCACGGTGGTGCAAATGGCCAAATCGATCGAAGAGCTGAAGATCGACGCACGCAACGAACTGTCCGACCTAGACAAGCGCGTGCGCGCACTTGAGCTTCAGCAGTAACTTAGGGATTCAGGCACTGCTGTTATGTCCCCTGAAACCATTGCGATCATCGCGATCATCGTGGCCGCCGGCTCCGAGATCATCGCTGTCTCCCCGCTGAAGTCCAATAGCTGGCTGCAGCTCCTCCTTCAAGCGCTGCGTGTTGTGTTCCCTAAGCGTCGCTGACATGGCCAACACGGCGCCGATCACACTGCAGGCTCTGTTCCGGTACTACAAGGGACTCCCCCATCAGGCCGCGGCGATCAGCTTGCTCGAGCAGGACCTTGCCGCCAATGGCTACCAGGAGGCGATGCGGCGTGATCGGCCATGGTTCGAGGCTTGGTCGCAAGATGGCAAGCAGGTCGATCTATCGGCTGGCATCAACCTGATCAAGCAGTTCGAGGGTGTGCATCTCTCTGCATACCCCGATCCGCTTAGCGGTGGCGATCCATGGACGATCGGCTACGGCACCACCCGCTATAGCGGTGGCGTGCCGGTGAAGCGCGGCGACAAGATCACCATGATCGAGGCCGACATGATGCTGCGGCTTGAGGTGGATCGTATTGCCGACAAGCTGGCCAGCACCATCCCGCACTGGAAGGTGATGGATGACAACCAGCGATCGGCGCTGGTGAGCTTTGCCTACAACCTCGGTGCTGGCTTCTATGGCACGCCCGGTTTCGAGACGATCAGCAAGGTGCTGCGCGAGCAGGCATGGGATCAAGTGCCGACGACCATGGAGTTGTACAGGAACCCTGGCAGCAATGTCGAAACTGGCCTGCTCCGGCGCCGTAAAGCAGAAGGCGAGCTGTGGGGTGACCATCGGCCGAAGGTGCAGCAGGAACCTGCCAGGCTGACGCCTGACTCATCGTTCAGCGCACGGATCACCCCGCACATCCGGCTCGGTGAGTTCGCGCTCGATCAGGAGGCGCGTCGATTCCGGCATCAGTATCAGGTGAATACTGCAGCGGAGCTGGCGGCGTTCCTCGAACGTGTGCGGCAACGGTTTGGCAGCAAGAGCATCATCCTCACCAGCGGCTATAGGCCGGCAGCGATCAATGCGTCGGTGGGCGGTGCCACCAACAGCGAGCACCTCTACTCAGCACCTGGCGTTGGTGCAGTCGACTTCGTGATCGATGGCGCCGACATGAAAGCTGTCGAGAAGTGGTGTGATGAGAACTGGCCATTCAGCCTCGGCTACGCTGCACCGGCCTTCATCCATCTTGGCCGCCGCGCTGATGGCAAGCGCCGCCGCTGGGATTACACCTGATGCTCCTACCTGATCATGAGATCTGCCGCCTGTGCAAGCAGGAGGCGATGGTCACGCCGTACATCGATGATCACCTGAACCCAGCCAGCCTGGACGTGACGCTGGGCGATCGGATCATGATCGAGGTGGCAGGCCACCCTGAGCTGCAGATCCTTGGCATTACCGGCCATACGCAGGAGGATCCGTTCTGGATTCAGCCGGGGGAGTGGTTCCTAGCGGAAACCAGGGAGATCTTCAACCTGCCCGATCACGTCGGTGCGCAGTTCGTTCTCAAGTCGAGTCGCGCACGCGAAGGCTGGGATCACGCTGAGGCCGGATGGTGCGATCCGGGTTGGTATGGCAGCAGGCTCACCATGGAACTGAAGAATGGCCGCCGGATGCATCCACTGCCAATCTGGCCTGGCCTACGCATCGGGCAGATGAAGTTCCTGCTGGTGAGCGGTCGACCGGATCGGAGCTATGCCGCCACAGGGCGCTACAACGCCGATCTCGGCGTCACGGGCAGCAAGGGCTAGCGCGCCATCGAATGCTGCAGCGGCGCCATCCGTAGCCGGTAGATGTTGCCGGGTGCTTCAGCCGGATCATCCAGCGGGATCATCGTGTAATCGTCGCAGCCGTGCTGCTCCGCGAAGGTGGTGGCAGCGATGTGGGTGGTGAACGGTCCGATATGCCACGGACCGATGCGGAGGATGTAGGTCATGGGAGGAGGTTAGGGGCGCCGGAGCGCCCCGGATGGGATCAGGCCAGCGCCCGGTTGTTGAGCATCTCGTTGGCGGTGTTGAGGCGCTGCATCAGTTGGGGGAGGATGTGGAAGTGACGCTCGCGCTTGGCGGCCTCGATCATGCCAAGGGTCTCATTGCGAAACTCTTGCCACTCTTGGCGCTGGGACTTGCGGGCAGGCTTGGCGACTTCAATGATGACGGTCGAAGGCTTGCGGTTGTTGGCTTTCCATGCGGCCAGCTCGGCGGCGGTCATGTTGTCGGTGATGGAGGGGCGGCGGGTCATTGGTCCGGTGCGTTGATGTGTGAACTATACCCCGTCGGCAGGGCACAGTGCCCCAGATGCAGGGCACGTTAACGAACTGTCACATCTGCCGATCCCGTCTCACCCGCTACCGTTTAGCCAGCCGGGGCTGCCGCCCATGCGGGCGTACATCGTGGAGATCACCGCCAAGGTGCTGGTGCGCTCCGAAACCGATCCCGAGGAGCTGCCGGCTGACATTTACTCCCAGATCGCTGAGTTCGTCCACAACGAGGAAGATCTCCTAGAGCTGGGCATCGAGCTGTTCACCCTCCCCGTAGACCTGTGTGGATCAGCACCACATTGACGAAACCCGGCTGGTCACACGCCGCTCGGCTCGTGATCAGATCCACCTCCGCTGGGGATATAGGTGCGCCTATTGCAACGATCCCCTCGGCCGCAGTCCCACCCTCGATCACGTCGTTCCTAAGGTCCACGGTGGGCTGACGGTCCGCGAGAACCTGGTCTCCTGCTGCCTGATGTGCAACAGCCAGAAAGGCCACAAACCATGGGTTGACTGGTATCGCGCTCAGCCGTTCTGGTCGGCGCTTGGCGAGTGGGCGATCGTGCAGTGGATCACCAGCTCAGAACATCGTCAACCAGATAGTGGCGAGCAACATGCCGCCTAGCCACGTCAGGCCGAAGATCACCACCGGCGGGTACTTCATGGCCGCAGCATCTGATTGAGGTAGATCTCTGCCTGAAACCAGTCCGAGCTATACCGGCATACGCCACCGACACAACTCCGGTAGTACACCTCACCCTTCACAGGCATCAGCACCTCGATGTAGCCGCCGTCTCGATCAGTCCGGCTGATCACTTCAGGTCCGAACATTGCCGTGCCTCCTCGCGATGGATCCATGTCTTTAGGCCTGCCACATAGTCGCGCAGCACCTGCGCCTGCTGGAGGTGCCATTCATCGCCGGAGTCAAACCAAAGCCGGTTATGCCGGTCGATTGCCTGCAGCGATTGATGGATGAGCACATTCCACGGCTCACGGATAGGCGTGTTGAACTCACGCTTTGACACGGCGACCTGGCGGCCTCTATCAGTCTGCCGCCGGC